TGGCCATTCCCTCCCTTTCCACTGCCCCCGTATCACGGACCACGGGCCCCGAGCGGGCCGGTGTATCCATCTGACGCAGAGGAGGCACCGCTATGAGCAGAACGTACACAGGCGAGCCGGCTTTTCCGTCAACGCATCCGCACGGTCAGGACGAAGGCATGACCCTGCGCGACTACTTTGCGTCAAAAGTATTGCAAGGACTTTTAGCTTCAGGTTTGGATCAACCCAAGTTTGAATTTGCGCGTAAGTCTTACGAAATGGCAGACGAAATGCTGAAAGCGAGGGAAGCATGAGCATGAACACCCCATTCCACCTGCGCCAGCGGGAGTTCAACGCATTCAACGCGGCCAACCCGGCCGTGTGGGAATACTTTGAGCGCTTCACGCTGGAGGCCATCAACCACGGCCACAGGAAGATCAGCCACTGGCTCATCATCAACCGCATCCGTTGGGAAGTGGCGATGAAGACCACCGGCCAGGACTTCAAGATTTGCAACAACCACATTGCGTTCTACGCGCGCCTGTTCGTCAAGGTGCACCCGCAGTACAGGTTCATCTTCAACCTAAAGCGCATGGACGACGAGCCATGGCACGGGGACATGCCGTTATGAGCCCGTTGATCCAAGAGATGGTGGGCCTTGAGCCTGAGGAGGCCCTCAACTACCAGTGGTTCGACATGACGTCGGTATATAAGCCAGAGCAGGTCATTGACGGCGACATCCTGGAGAGGCCGCTGCCCTTTCCCTTTACAGCGCTGGTGTGCGCTTATGAGGACAAGAAAGCGCTCTTGCTGACTAACCGAGTAGGAAAAGTTACTGCAGTGGTCGGGTGGCAGTTGGACAAAAAATCCTACAAGCCCACCACGCCTTTCACCTATGTCGTGGAGGAGGAAGGGGTCTTGTGTCGGCACCTGGACGGCTCGATTCTTGACTACCGCACCGGCTCTGCAACAGGGGTACTAGCCTTTATCGCCAGGTTCCTGCAGTCCATAGACACGCAGCCCGCCACTGGCTACATGCCCATCAAGCGCGCTAACTGGGAGAAAAAAATCCGCCAGGGTAAGGTGCCGACATACGACTGGACCACGGTGGTGATTGAGCCTCGCAGACCACGGTCCGAGGACCATGGTGGCACACATGCAAGCCCCCGCTGGCACGAGCGCCGTGGGCACTGGCGCACGCTTAAGTCTGGAAAGCAGGTGTGGGTGAAGAACTGCGCAGTTGGGGACAAGGCTAAGGGTGCCGTGTTTCATGACTACCGGATCAAGGAGCAGATATGACAGAGTTTGAATCCCGCGTCTGCGGCATCCCCTGTCTTATCCGCGTGAAGTACTGGGAGGCCTACATTCCCGCCCAGCGCTCCGGGCCACCAGAGCGTTGCTACCCTGAAGAGGGCGGTGAAGGGGACTGGGAAATCCTCGACCGCAGGGGCAGACCAGCACCGTGGCTTGAGCGCAAGCTCACCGGGGACGACCGAGAGCGCATTGACACCGAAGTTTTTAACCACATGGAAAAACAATATGAACACGACGACTACTGAATCCAAACGAGCCCGCCGCCGCACCTTCAAAGAGGTGGCCACCGCCGCGCATGCCAAGGGCTGGAGCGAGGGCCGTGAAGCGGCACGCGTGGAGTTTGAGCAGGCCTACAACCTGCTGTGCAAGCACAGCAACGACATGGAGCTGGAGGCAGGCCGTTTGCGTGAGAGCCTGGCCAACGTGTCCCTGCGCAAGCTGGCCTGGTCACGGATCACGGGACTGTTTGGGGGCAAGTCATGACATTCACAGAATGGTGGAAAGACTTGAGCAAGGCCGAGCAGAAATCCATTGGCGAACACAACGCCAAGTACGTCTGGGAAGAATGCCAGAGGTACACCCTCATGACCATCGAAGAGGCGTGCAAGGCCCAGGTGGCCTATGACGAAGGGTTCAAGCAAGGGCGCGAGCGCTTTGAGATCAAGCTGGCCGGCTGGACCCTCACACCTGGCGTGCAGCCCGGCATGATCTGGATCAGCGATGCAGGTGGCGAGGGCGGTGACTTTCACATTCACGAGCTGGCGCAGGTCATCGGCATGTTTTACAAGGGGAAGTTTTGATGAGAGACACAATGGAGCTCTGCAAAGAAGCGGGATACCCCTTGATGTCCTTTGAGGGCGTGACATACGTTTCGCCTGAGCTTGAGCGCCTTGTTGCCCTTGTACGTGCTGATGAGAGGGCAGCACCTGCGGCTAATGATGAAGCATTGAAGCTGGCGCTGGAGGCGTTGGAAAACTGTACAACATGGCATCTCACAAGAGAGCAGTTTGACAAAAACATAACTGCCATCAAGGTTATCAAGCTAGCCCTTGCAGCACCTGACCTGCAAGCCGAACTTGATGCCACCAACAGGCAGGTGGAAATCCTAAGCGATTCGCTGGCTGAGTCACGGCGGGAGGTTGCAGCGTTGAAGGCTAAATGCCCACCATGCAACAACGACTGTGACCAAGGACGCAACTGTCCAGCAAGGAAAGACAAATGACCCAATGCAAACATCGCTGGATACTGACCCCCGTGCCAGACCGCAACCACTACCGCTACCAATGCGCCAAATGCAACGAGACGGCCTGGGCGACACTGAAGGAGCGTAGCGCATGAACATCGTCATCTACACCAAGGCAGGCTGCGTAAACTGCAGAGTCGCCAAGGACATCCTGAACAGCAAAGGCATTGGGTTTGAGGAGGTCGAATGCGACAATCCCTACGAGATGGACAGCCTGCGCGAGAAACACCCAGACGTGCGACAGCTGCCGCAGATATTCATCGAAGGCCAACGCGTGGGCGGCTTGGCGGGCCTGCAGGCCGCGCTCAAGGAGCTGGGGCTATGAAATGCAACTGCCACCCCGACAGCCCATTCCACTGGGCCCGCGTGCCACGGGCCAGCATCTTCGCCAAGGACATCGCGTTCCGGGCAAAGACCGCACAGACCTACGACAACCTCTCCAGAGAGGAAAATGTCATCGCCTACAAACAATTCAGCATCCACAGCCGGGCCCACCCGAAAATCAAGCCCAGCAAAAACAAACACGAACTTTAGAAAAGGAAATACCATGCGACCCGCCGAATTTTCAACAGAAAAACCGCCACAGCCCATCACCTGCGTAGAAACTCTTGAGTACGTCAACGGCCTGCGCAGAAGGATCGAAGTGCAAAACGACTTAATGGAGCACCTGGCCGTCCAAGTGCAGCAGCTCACGAGGAAAAACAGGCGCTTAGAAGAGGAGGTCGAGAAACTCGCCCTGGACTTAGGTATCATGGACGGAGGTCCGGGTGTTGGATGGGTTGAGGCCCCCAGATGACACATCCCCTGCAGGAAATCCTGGATGTCCTCGGATCGCGGCCAATGGTCCAAGTGGTGATCCTCACCGCCGGCGGGGTCAAGTACGCCCTCATCGGGCCCGTGATCCAAGACCCACGGGCCACTGAGTGCGGAGAGGTCACGGAGATCGAGTTTGGCGACCTCCTGCCCCTGGAAGTGGCGGCAAAGATGCTGTCTGGCGAACACAAGGAAGCGCTGGGGACGAGTTTGCAATAAAAAACCCCGCCAGGGTTGAGCTGGCGGGGTTTGAGGTTAAGAAGCTAGTTTGTCTAGATTGAACCACTGGCCATGGTCCGAGGACCATGTGAAGGTGCCGGCCGAGTCCTGACAAAAGGCATAGAGCCCCTTGCTTTCATCAAACCAGACCACGGAGTACTCACCACGGGTCACGCCGAGCTTGTTCAGCATTCGGGTGGCTGCCTCCGCTCGGGCATGGCCCTGTTCAGGGTGCCCAGGCTCGGGGAGTTCGAGCTCGATCCACACGCGATTGTTCGTGTTCATAATTTCTCTCTTTCTAAATGTTAAAGAACGGATGTCAATTTTTCTAACTGACACCTACATTATACCCTATAACATGTCAACTGTCAACGTGTCAAGGGGCATTGTTGTAGGGGTTTACCCTAGGAGAAAGGAGCGCGGATCACGGGCATTGCGGTAATTTGGGCTTTGTATAGACTTTTTTTGACTCATCATGTTTTTTTTATTTTTTTTGTGAGATTAGACGTAATAGATGTAATGGTGTAATAGTTCAATGAAATCAATAGGTTATGAGAACACGGTTCATTACACATAGTCAATGGATGTAATTCACATAAAATGCGCGCGGGTTGACTTTTTGAAAAAATAAAAACATACATTGGTCTAAAAAAGTCTATATAAAACCCTGAATTTGACCTTGGAGAGGCTCTTGAGGGGCTCTTGAGGGGCTTTGGTTGCGTTGGCTGTGGATTTGTTGCACAATGTGGGCATGAACATTGAAAAGAACATCCCCCTGCCCGGTGGCGTTGATCCCCGTGAACGCTACCCATTCCCCGACATGGCCGTCGGCGACAGTTTCATGATCCTGGACAAGGACTGGATCAAGAACCTGCGGAGTGCCGCCTACATGTATTCGCGCCGCCACCCTGGCACGCGGTTCACCTGCCGCCGGTACGGCGAAGGCTGGCGGCTGTGGAGGGTTGCCTGATGGCCGGCAAGGACGAGAAGTTCTTGGCCGGGAAGAAGCTCGGAGGAATAGATCAACGGGTAGAGTCCCGGCTGGCTGCTCCGGCTAAGCCCCACAAGCCCAAGCTGCTGACACCCCAGGAATGGAAATTCGTGGAAGAGTTTTGCGCTGGCGATGGGCACGTCACCCTGAAAGAGGCCGCCCTACGGGCCGGGTACAGTGAGAACTGGGCGAAGAACCGGGCACGTGAGCTGACCGACCCGGAGATTTGCCCGCACATTGTCGTGGCAATCCAAGAGCGCCGCCGAGAGCTGGGCGAGAAGTACGGCACGACCTTTGAGCGCCACATGCGAGACCTCCAGGTCATTCGCGACCAGGCATTGCAGGCTGGCGCATACGGTGCGGCCGTCCAGGCTGAATATCGCCGTGGCCAAGCCCTGGGCACGATTTACATCGAGCGCAAGGAAATCCGGCACGGCACCATCGACAGCATGAGCAAGGACGAGGTGCAGCGCAAACTGGAAGAGATCAAGCGCTTGTATGGTGGCGGGGCCGCTGGTCCCATTGTGGACGTGACCCCCAAACAGATCGAAGAAGAACCGGACGAGGAAGACGATGGCAGCGAAACCCGAAGCGAACCTGTACAAGCGGCTGAAAGAAAACCTCCCAAACTGCCATTTCACCCGGATTGAGTCCAGGGTCAACCTGGGCATACCGGACTGTCTGCTGGCATTCCCGCACGGGGACTTTGTCATGGTCGAGCTGAAGGTGGTCAAGCGTGGCCGCAAGGTCAACCTGTCGCCTCACCAGGTGGCATTCCACATCAAGCATGCCGACCTGAGATGCCCGACCTACATCCTGGTGCAGCATCAACCGACCGGGACCGCACACGCCAAAAAGTCCGAGCTGCTGCTGTACGCAGGCGAGCAGGCCATTGACCTGGTCAACCTGGGCATCGACACGCCCGCGATGGCCCGGTGGCCTTGGACAGCGATCAGCTGGGCTGAGCTGCGAAATTATTTAGTGGCCAGTTGATTTGTATGCCCTGGTTGTGTTATTGTGGCCATGGGCGAATACCTCGCCCTTAACCACAGAAAGAGAGAAAGACATGCCTTATGCGACGTTCAGAACGCCGTGCGCTTTACCGCGCGTTGAGACGACCCTTGCCAAAACCCCCCGATCACACAGAAAGCCGAGGCTTGATTGCCAGGCTATTGGGCTTTTGGCTGTTCCACAAAATATTTGGCGGGGATAGTTGACAAGTTGATAAAAGTAGATTTACAATCACACCAGGCTGAGCGCTTCGCAAGGCCGCAACCCAGAAAGAGAGAAAGACATGCAACACATTATTGAAGCCCTTGTGAAAGACCTGGCCGAGCAGCTGCGCCCTATGGTGGCCGAAATGGTGCGCCAGGAAATGGCCGAAGTGGAGTCCAAGCTATTGGCCGTGACCGGCTCCCAGCTGGCCGACCTGGCCGAGCGCATCGACCTGGAAGAGCTGGCCAAGCATATTGACGTCTCGACCCTGGCGGGCGAGCTGACCGACAGCCAGCTGACCGAGATTGCGGGCGATATTGACCTGACCGACCTGGCCAGTGAAATCGACCCCGACAAGCTGACCGAAAATCTGGACATCGATGAAGCGATCCGTGACTTTTTCCAAAACAACAGTTTTTCAATCCGCGCATAAGGTGGCCACAATGAAAACTCAAACCAATATCCAGCAAGTGAATTACCTGATGACAATGTACCCAGGTGGGCCCCTGGCCCAGGCTTTCATAATCGAAGCCGTGCGCCGTTATGCGGCCGAGCTGGTCGAAGCGGGTCCGCCCGCCGATAACCCCAGGGCGATCATTAGCCCGGTGGCCTGGTATGACACGGCCGCCGCGATGGCCAAACAATTGGATCATTTTCGCGAGACCTAAAAACCAAACCCGGCCGCCCGCCGGGTTTTTTTATTTGTGGACAGTTGACAAGTGGATTTATTGCACTAAAATTCGAATCAAGCCAGGCGCGGTGCCTGGTCCTACAGAAAGCGAGAAAGTATGCTCAAAACCGTTAAACACTCCGGCAACCGTAAAACCGGCCCCATCGCTGTAACTTACCGGGCCGGCGGCCACAATGTATTTTCGACTTGCCCAAAAACCTGCGCGTTAAACCCGCAAGGCCAGCACGCGGCCGACCTGATTGACGCGGATTATCTGGCGGCCGTGCGCCAGGCCGTGCCCCGTGGTGGCCAGGCCTGGACTTATTCACATTTTGCGGCCGAGCTGCTGCCCGTGCCTGCACCTGGCGAAACCGTGGTTAATGCGAGCTGCGACACCATCGGCCAGGCCCTGGCCGCCGTGGCCATCGGCCGCCCGGCCGTGGTGGCCGCCCCGGCCGGTACGGTCTGGCCTTATACGGTCGAAGGCGTGCGCTTCGCACAATGCCCGGCCGAGCTGGCCGACAATTTTAGCTGCGCCGATTGTGGTGGCGGCCGCCCATTGTGCGCCCGTGGTGACCGTGATTATGTGATTGTGTTCGTCGCGCACGGTAGCGGCCAGGCCCTGGTCGGTGCCGATACCCCTGGCGGCTGTTACGGTAACGGTGGCCCCGTTCGCCTGGCCTGGGAGAAAACGAAAACCGGCGGCCACCAGGATGACGCGGCCGAGCTGCAGCGCTTCGCCCGCTCGCTGCCGCCCGGGTCCCTGCTGCGTCACCATATCGTGGGCGACCTGGGCCTGGCCAAATAAATATTTGTTGACTTGTTGACAAGTCCAAAAACATTAGACTAAAATTCAACGGCCGGGCAATCTCGCCCGGTCACAATCCAAGAAAGCGAGAAAGATATGGCTCACCTGATCGACACCACCACCGGCCGCGCTGCGATGGCATACACCGGGCAAACCCCCTGGCATGGCCTGGGCCAGGCTTTGACACCTGGCGCGGACATTGACACCTGGACCCGCCAGGCCGGCCTGGGTTATACCGTGCTCGAAAGCCCGGTTAAGTATTCGACACCGGCCGCGACCGAGCTGCAGACCTGGCCCGCTCGTAAGGTGCTGCACCGCTCAGACACTGGCGCGCCCCTGGCCGTTGTCTCGAATGCCTATAACGTGGTGCAGCCTGGCCAGGTTATGGATTTTTTCCGCGAGCTGGTCGAGCTGGGGGGTTTTCAGCTTGAAACAGCTGGCGCGCTAAGCGATGGCAAACGGGTTTGGGCCCTGGCCAGCGTGGGCGATGCTGCGCCCGTGGTCGAGCGTGACCTGGTCAAGCCTTATTTACTGCTGGGCACGTCATACGATGGCACCATGGCCACCGTGGCTAAATTCACCGCGATCCGCGTGGTTTGCAACAACACAATCACGGCCGCCGTGGGCGGCTACAGTAACGGCCGCGTGATCCAGGGCGAGGGCGAGATAAACACCGGTTATTTGAAATCGGCCGTTCGGGTCCTGCACTCCGAGCGATTCGACCCTGCGGCCGTGCGCCTACAGTTGGGCATTGTGGCCAATGCATTTGAGGGGTTCCTGGTGCAGTCTCGCCAGCTGGCCGCCGCTCCCATGGATCAGGCCCAGGCCGACGATTTTGTGGCCGAGCTGCTGCGCCCGTACCATACGAGCGCCCGCCCAGTGACTGAATCAAAGGCTTATGTCAGGATCATGCAACTATTTAACGGCCAGGCCATCGGGTCCGAGCTGCCTGGCGTGGCCGGTACTCGTTGGGCGATGCTTAACGCGGTGACCGAGCTGGTCGATCATGAGCGCGGCCGCTCGAATAACACCCGCATGGAATCCGCGTGGTTTGGCACCGGTGCAGCGCTTAAGGCACGCGCGGCCGAGCTGCTCGCCGTGGGGGTTTGACATGGTCCAAATTGAATACACCAAAAAACCGAGCGGGCCTACGCTGCGCGCTGCGATCCGGAAAGCCCTGGCCGCCGGTGAGACCTGGGTGCAGTTGACCTGGGGCGAAAATCAAATAACGGTCGAGCGCACGCCCTGGGGCCTGGACGGCCATGGCTGGATCGGCCGCCATGGTGGCCACGACCTGGCCAATGAATTCCGCATGCGTTGACCTGGCCGCCCTGGTCACCGAGCCCGCCACCTGGCGGGCTTTTTTATTTGTTGCACTCAGTTGATTTATTAGACTAAAATAAAAGCCCCGGCCGGGTGGCCGGGATCAACCAAGAAAGTGAGAAAGACATGGAAACGAAAATTTTCGACCTGCGCGACCTGGACATGGCGAGCGCCTACGATTGGTCTCAGTCTGAGCCGATCCGGCACGGTGACGTGATGCTGGTGGCCGATGGCGTGGCCGTTATGTGCGAAGCCTGGCCCGTTATGGTGGCCGGTGCGTCGGACGTGTTCCACCGCGTGGCCGATGGCGTGACCTGGGAGCGCTTCGCCCTGGACTGCCCGCGCCCTGGCATGGCCGAGCGCCTGCTGGCCGGTGTCGCTGTCGCCCAGCGCCCGCTCGCCGACCTGGTGGCCGTCGCTGTCACTTATTCCGAGCTGGCCGAGCTGGCCATGGGGGTTTAATCATGAGCTGCATTGTCCTTTCTGATTACCACGTTTCGACCCTGGTGGCCTGGGCCATCGCGCACGGTGTCGAGCTGGACACGTCGCCCGATGCTGTCGCCCACATGCTGGCCGGTGCTAACCGTCGCGCCTTTTCCGACCGTTACGCGGGCCGCTACGATTCCGAGCTGGTCCCCTTCGGTGGCCTGGACCGTTCGGCCGGTGTTGACCTGGCACCGGTGGCCATTGTGAAAGCCTGCGACGCCCTGGATTACCAGGCCAGCGACTGGTCACGGTGGACCGACTCCGACGCTTTCGGTTACATGTGCACGATTCGACGCGCGGCCGTCGCCCTGGCCGACCCGGCCGGTAACCCGTCGGCACCTGGCCGATCCCTGGCCGGTTACGATGCGGCCGCCTGGACCCTGGACCCGCCCGAGCCCGAGCCCGAGCCGGACCCGGCCGCCCAGGCCGCCGACCGTCTGGCCGCCGCCCTGGCCGACCTGAGCGAGCCCGAGCTGGCCGCGATCCGGTCCGCGTTGGTGGCCATCGCTGCCGACCGTCGCGCTGCCGAGCTGGCCAGGGGTGCAGCATGAGCGCGCGCGCTCGCCTGCAGCTGGTGCAGCTGGTGGCCGTGGCCGGTGCTGGCCTGGTCCGCGTGACCTGGTCGCAGGCCTGGGGCTGTTACCTGGTCACCGTTACCCGCCCAGGCCGTGGCATGGTGGCCGAGCACCAGGTGCGAGACCGCGCCCGCGCCCTGGACCTGGCCGACCAGGCCCTGACCGAGCTGGCCGAGCTGGCCGGTATGCCTGCCTGACCTGGCCGTTTTCGCCTGGTCCGAGCCCGCCCTGGTGGCGGGCTTTTTTTCGCCTGGTATCGGACCCATTATCTTTAATCGCTTGTTCACCTGGTCGAAACCCGCTCGCCTGCCTGGTGGCCGAGCCGGTCCGCGTCGCTCGCCCGGTTGACGCCTGGACCGTGGCGCGCGTATCGCATGCCGGCCGCCCTGGTCCGTGGCCCGTGATCCGGGGTCCGCTCGCCCTGGACCGGCCTGGCCGGTGGCCACCTGGTGCGCGCTTAGTGCACCTGGCGAGATAATCCGATAATCAATCAAAAGATAATCCGATAATCATTCTCCGATTATCGATTCAACACTTAGCGATTATTCGATAATCCGGCCGCCGCCTGGTGCGGGCATTATCTCGGGCCGAAACCCCTGGCCGCCCTGGACCTGGTGGCCGCGATCCGCTCGCCCAGGTGGCCGCGAGCCTGGCCGCCTGGTGCGCGCTGCCTGGTGCCTGGTCCGCGATCCCTGGCCCGTGATCCGCGATCCGCTCGCCCTGGTGGCCGATGGCCGCCGACCTGGTGCCCGGGCCCACGGTCCGCGCGCCCTGGCGCCTAAGTGAGTACCCACTACCCACGGGCCCCAAAAAACGGGCCGGGTCGCGGGCTGCGCGGGCTTTAGCCCTGTTTTACACGGTATGTTCCACGTGAAACACTTTTCGGCCCCTGGGAAGGAAAAAGGGCCCCCTTTGTCAGAAAACGAAATGTGTGTCAAAATTTTTGCAATTCCAAAACGAAACGGACCCCATGATCCCTGACGACATTGAAGCGGACCGCCTGCGCCTTGAGTACCGGCTCGCGCAGCTTGACTCGCAAGAAAAGGCCAAAGGCAGCTTCCTCGACTTCGTTCGCTACGTCTGGCCAAACGCGATCCTTGGTGAACACCACGCGGTCATGTCCAAGGCCTTTGACCGGATCGCTAATGGCAGCTTGAAGCGCTTGATCATCAACATGCCGCCCCGGCACACGAAGTCTGAATTCGCAAGCTATCTGCTCCCTGCCTACCTCATGGGCCGTGATCCGCGCACCAAGGCCATTGAAGCGACGCACAACAGCGAGCTCGCCGTGCGCTTTGGCCGCAAGGTGCGTGACCTGATGGACACGGACACCTACAAGGAGGTGTTTCCTGAGGTGAACTTGAAGCAGGACTCGAAGGCGGCTGGCCGGTGGGACACGAACAAGGGCGGGGAATACTTTGCTGTCGGTGTGGGCGGCGCGATGACGGGCCGTGGTGCGGACGTCTTGATCATTGACGACCCGCACTCGGAGCAGGACGCGATGAGTGAGCTTGCTTTGGACAATGCCTGGGAGTGGTACATCTCTGGCCCACGCACGCGCCTGCAGCCAGGCGGTGCGATCGTGATCGTGATGACCCGTTGGGGAACCAAAGACCTGACAGCGCGCTTACTCAAGGCGCAAAAATCGCGGAACGCGGACCAGTGGGAGGTGATCGAGTTCCCCGCCATCATGCCGAGCGGCAAACCACTTTGGCCAGGCTTTTGGAAGATCGAGGAACTGGAGGGCGTGAAAGCCACTTTGTCTGTGCAAAAGTGGAACGCGATGTACCAGCAGCAGCCCACGAACGACGAGGGTGCGATCCTGAAACGGGAGTGGTGGCGCGTGTGGCCGCACGACGATCCGCCTGTAGTGAACTACATCATCCAGTCCA